CCTCTTATTCAATCACTTCTACAGGCTCAATCACTCATACATCCTCTGTAACTGCCTCACCATCTATGAATGTTACAATTGTTTATGAAATAGCTCCCATGTCAAAGGGTGTTGCATCAGCGATTGGTCTATCCGCTATTTTTGGAATGTGTGTTGTTCTTGGTTGTTGTGCTTTCATTGGATTTCAATTTAGACGGTCGCGTCCGAATGAAATATTAAAGCCGGTTGTACTCGCAGAACGTAGAGCTTCTACAGTTGCAGTTGCAGAACGTAGACCTTCAAAAGTTACAGAGTCACGTAGAAATTCTGTAGTTACACCTGCAGCCGAACGCCGTAAATCAACCCTTGAACTTCGCACAGTTCAAGTTGATACAAAGGAACGCACGTAGAAAACTAATGTAAAGAGCACACCCCCCCAAAACGTATCCGCCAGTGCAAACAGTGGCTGATATTTTTTCAGTGTCGCAAGATTTGTAAAATCATAGACGGCATAGGTCGCTGCACCGAGACCAAAGGATTCAGTTGGAGTTGTAGGTATAGTAGCAAGGAATCCAATAACTAGATAGACTATAATCGCAGGAATTGGATTAAGTACTAGAGCTGAGCCCTGTATATCACGAATCATTTCACCTGACCACTGTGAACCCAAGTAGAGCCACGGAAGGTCTAAGAGAAATGCTACTACGGCTAAGAAAATCACAGTAAAAATCGTTGCGCGTTCAAACATGATGGATAGAGTCTTCTGTTTTAGATAGGAAAATGTCTGTCCATCTGGAGGCATTTGAATGGACGGGCGAACCAAAGCGTATTTTTATAGCAGGTGCTCTTAACGAGGCAGTACAGATTTTCCTACGGATTCAACAAGAACTTTTATTTCGTGGAAGACGTTGTTTAGTACTTACAGAGGATCTTAAATCGGGACAACGTCTACGGATTTTTCAAGAGAATTGGGATTTTATTATTAGGATTCGGGGAAATCTTGATTATTCACTCTTTGCATCCTATTTACAAAATGCCGGTAAACCGATTTCAGTTCTCTGGGTTGGCTCCGAAATACCTGGTGTCCTACTCAAAAAGTTTGAGACAGTTTATTGGGTCTGTATTGGAAGTGGACTACCAAGTGTGCGTGACATGTATTATACTTTCCTAAGTCCTATACTTGCACCATTAAAATATAAAGATTGGTTTTTAACACAACAAACTCCACAAGGAGCTGCGATACTTGATAGTCTTGAAGAGTTTAGGGAAAAGAAGGCGGGGCTTGTAGTGTGTCCGAATCGTAACGTAAAATGGTATGATGCGGATTCTAAAACTCGAGGAGCCGAGATTGGAGTTGAGGATGTATGTGAAGTACTCAAATGGTGTACAGGTCAACTTGAAGGGTCAGACGATTAAGCCATGCACGGCTTCTGTCCCTTGCCAGTACCGCACGCCGTAAATCCCTCATAGCCCATTGAGTACCGCCACATCGCCTTGTGCGCGAAGTGGTAGACTAAGGCAAAGACTAACCCGTGAACAACCGCGACCGTCAGCTTGGAACCTCCAGGCGGCAGACGCAGCAGAAGACCGGGCGTCAGGAGAACGAAGAGCAGTGCAGTGAAGAAAGTCATGGTCAAGTTCATTTTATTCTATACTTAACCAAAAGATTTAGTTCAGTATAGAGACTTAATAAGAAAATTTATTTATGCTCGTTAGCTTTCTTATTGCTTCTTGAAAAGCTTGAACGTACCCTTCTTGGCGACATAGCCTAACTTACGCAGCTTCTTGATCGCCTTGAGCCCCGCGGCGTGCTTGCGACGGCTTACAATCTTGCCCTTGTGACGCATCAGATCCTTCTTGGTGAGACCACCGGACGTGTGACGCGCCGTACCATGCCAGACCTGCGCCTTGGAACCAGACGCCATCTTGGCACCACCCACCATGTGGTTGCCACGGTTCTTGCGTGTGCGACGACCACCAAGAAGCGGAGGGAGAAGAGGGGGACTCATTATATTTAGAACTGATAAAATATTTACGCAGTGGCTTTTACGCATGGCTTTTACGCATGGCTCTTCTTCTCCGAGTCCGAAAGTTTGCCCCACATCTCACCAAGCTTCTTGCCCATTTGCGGAACCTTCATGCCAGGATTATCCTTCATGAGCTGAGGACGCATCTTATTCGCAAACTTCATGTAGCCACTTAGCTTACGCTTGCCACCCTCCTGCTTGCGTGTCTTATTCTTAGACTCATTCTTATTATTACGCTTATCACCAGTAGATGCCTTCAAAATCTCACATGTTGATGTATATACATCGCCATTATCAAGTGTCAGAGTCATCTTATTTTCGCTTAATGAAGCCATTTCTACTAAGGTCCTACATTTCTAATCTCGGAGTTTCTCCCTTGCGAATTCGAGCAATTAAATTCCTGATTTCTTTCGGATCGTAGACACCCGCAAAATGAACAAGAAAATCGCCCTGCGTCCAAAGTGGCTGTCCTTCAATCCCTCGGAGAAACGCATTGAACTTCTTGTGTTCCGCAGTAATCTCCGTTTTTGCGAAGTCTGCTTCGCATTCATCAATAACTTTAATCATCGCAGCATTCTCCCACCAAACATGATATAAATAGTCTGTTCGTTTCCATACTTTCGACCAGAACTCACGAATCCATGGAGTATTTCTGAAGAGAATATTGCCGGAGTTAATATGACCGCATGCGTCCAGTGTCATCAAAAGATCCTTATTTGCTGGAAGCAGTGGAATCATACAGTCTTCAAGGCGAATAGCAGGATTTGTAATAAAAACATCTGCATCTGAGAGCCAGACTAGCGCACCTTCAGGCAGAGATCGGAGAACAGCCTGAATAAAAGGAATCTTTGACCACGGAATAGGACGCTCACGATCCCAAAACTGTTCACCACCTTGTATGTAGGTATAGTCATGCTTATTCGCATACTCCACTTTTGATTGTAGAGCTTCAGCCAGCCCAGTACGATAATCTTCACCTATCACAAGAGTGAGTATAGTCACACTCATTTGCTAAATATATGCTGAAATCTTAAAGTAGGTTAGTAAAAATTTGAATTTTGATTTACCCTTTGAGTTTGTAAGTATATTATGTCAAAGGAGCGCTTCGAATATTTTAAGAATAAGGATGGAGAATATCTTTGTAAGTTTTGTGATAAGGTGTGTGCCAAGCAGAGCACAATGCACATGCATTATAAGGCAAAGCATTCTGGAGAACTCCCCTTTGCATGTGAAATCTGTAATCGCCGCTTTTCACAGAGGCAGATTCTAGACCTTCATACACGAGCTCGTCATACAACCGATGATGAAGGAGAGATGTTTCAGTGCCCTTGTTGCGACTTTGAGTCTTCTAGTTTTGCAAATCGGATTATTCATTTTACTCGAAAGCACTGTCGCGAGTTTCTTGATGATATGAAGGACGGTACAGCTAATGAGATTACTTGTACCGAGTGTCAAAAGACATTTAAGAGTAGTACAGCATTTTACTATCACGCTGGTAAGTGTCTTGATTCAATCCAGGGTGTTACTATTCCGCACCTTGATGAAGTGCTTACAGTTGGTTGATTTAATCATCCTTCAGATTATTCATTTCATGAATAAGACCATAAAGATGATAGCCGCCAGCTCCAAACGCAGCGATGAGTAACAACTCATAATATGGAGTCTCTGTATTTTTTCCTTTGAGACCAATCGTAATAAGAAGAGGTCCAATCAGGAAGAAGTGAATGGCACTAATCCAAAAGAGCGGTGATGAATTTACATAGCGAACATATGCCTTATATCCATGATATACAGTTACAACAATACCAAGAACTAAAAGAGTTGTAAATACTTCATTCGGCGCAGCACTGCGTTGAAGTCCAACATACAGAAAAAAGGGGACTACAAACAAGAGATGAAAAAGTGCTAGAATAACATGTCCATTCATTCTAAGATTCTAAGTAGAGCACGGCTATTTTCAAGTGCTCCTTGAATCCATGCCTGTTTCAGAGAGAAACTTTCACCACAAATATAGAGGTTTGGAAGAGTATCAAATGGTTGAAGACTTTGCTGACTTGCTTTTAGTGGGTCATAGAGACCGGGTGTCCAATAGGTGGCACCTGATTCCCACGGATGTGATTTTACAGTGGTTGGATAGGGAATCTCCTTTTCAGGAAAGAGTCGCCGACATTCATCTGTAAGTAGTTTTCCTAAGACTTGTTCATGAATTGGTTTCGTTCCTTTCGCAATATTTGACCAGACTATAGAATCACCAGCATCCGTGTAGGAAATCATAACAATACCTTTATCGGGACGAACAGGAATAAAGAAACGAAGGTGTGTCTTTGTAACAAATTTAGGAATATTTTCACACCAGAATCTACCATCTTTATTTGGCGGAAATACAGCATAGATTCGATGGAGGGGTTCCATCTTTACAAACTTTAGCAAAGGAAATGATTTGAACATTGGTATTTTTTTTAGAGCATCGACGTGAAGAGCACAGATTATTTTTGATGCAACTATTGTTTGAATGGCTCGTTTATCATGTAAACTTGGACTTCCAGTGCTAAACCAAAGGGTCATTGAACCATCGAGTTCAGGTGCGAGATTTTCAAGTGTGTAGTGTGTATAAATCTTAACACCATGTGACCGACATTCTTTCTCTAAGCCATGTATAATTGAGTCAAGTCCCTCTTTACAAACTGTATACCCACTACTTGTGCCCATTTCTCCTGTAAAACTACGTATTGCGAGATCGGCACGTAAAGTACAGAGTTCCGCACGATACGCAAATGGATTTGTAAACTGTTTTGCCTTTACTTCACCAAAAATACGAATCAAAATCTCCATCAGTGTATGAGTTCCAAGAATATCATCGGGGAGCATTTGAACGAATGGAAGCCATGTGCGTAGACTATCATCAAACGGATTTGGAATCATTGGAGAACCATATGTTTCAATCCAACCAATTTCGTTGGAAATCGGTATTTCATGAAGACCATATTTGTGTATAAGTTCGCGTGTCATATGATGAGTATGATGAATACGACCAGCGCCTTCTTCCCATTGTAGTTTCTTATCATGATAGGTCAAAATACGACCTCCAAGAACTCTGTATTTTTCAAAGACTGAGATCGTTGCTTTCGGATGACGCTT